CAATTGTTCTCTGCGGGCTGGTTATTTGGGCCCTGATCCTTCGCACGCGAACGCGTACATCGGTGGCGGCTTTCGTTGTACAATAACCCAAGCCTAATTTTTCACGAAGTGAAAAATCCCATTCCCAAAACTTGCAAAATATATTAATTATGTTTAAGTTTGCATAATAAAAAATCTAACCAAATGCGTCAGCAAAGTTAAATAAGTCTGTCAAAGGCGGTTAGTTGAAAAAAGGCGGTCTGTAGAATGGTAGTGTTTACTTTGGTGGTAAGTCGAACAACGACAATTGTTCTCTGCGGAATGGTAATTTGAACCATGATCCTTCGAACGCGAACACGAACATCGGTGGCAGCTAACGTGCTAAAAATTACTGCTATACAGAAGCCTCGTCAGGAAGATGAAAAATGTCAAGACAACCCATTGTTTGAGGATGGGAACTTATTAGTACATTTACAGTTGTAGGTATATGGGAAGTTAGTTATCTTTGGCTCAACGGACAAAGAAAAGCACGTAAGATGAAAAGATTGAATAATATTTTTGAAACGATAGGCAGTATGGATAATATTATCTCTGCTGCTGAAAAGGCAAAGAAAGGAAAGAGAAATCACAGGGGTGTGAGGGATTATGAGAAACATAAGGATGAATATCATCAGAATGTTTATCAGATGCTTAAAGACAAATCATACCATGTAAGCAAGTATGATGTGATAGAGAAAGTGACTGATGCAGGAAAGATAAGGGAAATACACAAACTCCCGTTTTATCCGGACAGGATTATCCAGCACAGCCTTTTGATACCCATGATGGACAGATGGACAAAAAGCCTTACACTTGATTCATATAACTGTCTGCCCAAAAGGGGTATTACAAGTAAGGTGAAAAAGCATTCCCTTGTGAGAAAGATGAAACGGACATTGCTTGAAATGGACAAAAACGGAAAAATATACGTTTTGAAAATGGATATTAAGAAGTTTTATCCGTCCGTAAGACACAGCGTTTACAAGAAGGCATATAGCAAAGACTTGAAAGACAGGGATGCGTTATGGCTTATGAATACGCTTAATTATAGCAATAAAGGTCTGGCAATTGGCAATCCTGACGCTCAGATAGGGAGCCATTTGGTATTAAGGTCTTTGGACCATGTTGTGAAGGAGCAGTTCAAAGTAAAACATTATTTCAGATTTGCCGATGATATGGTGATATTATCCCATGATAAGAAACAGTTGCATGAATGGCTGTGGAGGATAAGAAATTACCTGTGGTATGAAAAGAAACTGGAGATGAAGAAAAATTACAGGATATTCCCCGTTTCAGAAGGAATAGATTTCGGTGGATTCGTCTTTACTCCCAGTCATACCAAAATAAGAAAGAGAATAAAGAAAAACTTTGCGTCAAAACGTAATAACCCAAAATCAATTACGAGTTATATGGGTATGTTGATGCACTGTGATTCTAAAAACTTAATTAATAAAGTTTTAGTTAATAATAATAGCCACATGACAAAGATTAGTGACTTAAATATAAGAGTGTCAAGAAAGTTTGACGGAAAGGATATAAAGATAGACAAACTTGTCGATGAGCATATAGACATTCTTGATTTTGATGTAAGACCATCTACAAAGAAGGACAATAGTACATGGGTAAGAATGCAGATACTGTTCAAAGGAGAAAAATGCTTTGTGAAAGGCGGATACGAAACATTAGGGGCATTCCTTTCCCAAGTAGACAAAAGTCTTTTACCTTTGGAAGATGTTGTCATAAAATTCAATAGGGGTTATTATTTTGATGGAACATTAGATATTTAAAATATGGAAAGAGGTTTGATTTTTGACGAGAAGCCTGCCTTTATCTTTGATTTAGGCACTGGATATAGCAATGTTCATTTAAACATTGAACAAGTTGACGAACCCGAAACGGACGATATGGGAAATATTGTACAGGAAAAGTTTGTCAAAAAGTGGAAAGCAGATGTACAGCGTGTAAAGAACCCTGTATCATACGACAAAACGGTAGATGCCGCCATAAAGGATGAATTTCCCAACGGTGAGGAAGAAGCGGCTCTCAGAAAAGGTATTTTAAACAAACTTGACCCGGATTATGTAAAGCTGAACGAGTTTGCCGAAAGTGTAAAACAATCTTACTTGAAAGGATATGGAGAACAATGATAAACAACAGATAGGTGGGTATTTCTCCACCAAAAACGCTTCAAAGGATGAAGCGTTAAAAGGTATCGTAGCTGCAAGAATATCAGCATCGGAAGATGTAACCGATAAGGAATACATAGCATTGTCAAACCTTATAAGAGTAGCGACATCGGATGGATGCCGTATCTCATTGGTACAGGAAACGAAAAACAGATCAAGCAGAATAGCACCAACAGGAATGCTTCTTCCGGCAGGAACAGTGGAATATTTTTCAGTTGCACCGGGAAGCAAGGTGAGTGTTACGGGAACAGCAAACATATCATCTATCGAGTAAGTCATGGGCATGAATTATAACACTATATTAGCTTCCTTACTTGACGGGATATCTCTAGCATTAAAAAGCGGAAACTCGAATGTCAATGCAGATCAGTTTGAGTTTATCACTGATGCGATAAACAAATCTACTATTATACCGTCTTATTTCGATAGAGAAAATGCCATAAAGTATCTCGATGTAAGCGATACGGAATTTGCAAGACTTACATATAAAGGAACTAAGTTTCACCCTATCAAACCACTTCTCTCTCCTGTGAGAGTGCAAGGAATGACAAAACCCGTATATTTAAAAGATACATTAGATGCTCTTAAAAAGAACGGGCTTATACGTCCAAAGAAGTCAAGGGGCAAATACAAGACTAAAAGCTAGGGAAATTATACAACCTCATACGCATACATTGTAACACAATCATCTTTATTATCCATATTAACCGCTTGGAAAATGTTTTCTTCATTATCCAAAGCGGTTATTTTATATGTTCCGTTCGTCAGATCAACAGTGTCACCTAATTTTATATAAGCGTACTTGTTTCCACTAGGTATTAAATACGTAATCTTTATTGGATTATTATTCCATTTTTTTAATTCTTTCATCTTCAATTCCTCTATTTTAAAATTATTGCGCTAATATACGAATAGGAAAAACAACACACAAGCAAATAACTTATTTTAACAAGTTTAAACTATCTGAAACACAATAAGTTATACTACGAAATTTTTATTTTTGTTTAGACCATCCATGTTGTAAATTTACTTTCGTAAAGATGAGTGCACAGTCTTTACAGGAGTTATAATACACACACATTAAATTACAATATTATGGGTTCAGACAAAATTTTTATGTTCGACAATCCTGCCGCTGGAGAAAGCGCAGGTATTATGTCAATGATTCCTGCACTGTTGCAGAATAAAGGATTAGACCCCAATCTTGTAGCAGCCTTGATGAATGGTAACAGAAATCAAGACGCTTGGGGTGGTGCTGGTTGCTATTGGATCTGGATTATCCTGCTCTTCTTCCTGTGGGGTGGTAACGGATTCGGTAACGGGTTTGGCAATGGAGCAAACGGAATCCCTGCTCAATTGAACAATGAAGCAGGACGTGAATTGTTGATGAACGCTATTCAAGGAAACGGAACAGCTATCAATCAGTTGGCTAGTTCTTTGAACTGCTCTACTCAACAGTTGCAGAATGCTATCTGCCAAATTCAAGGACAGATTCAGCAAGTTGGTAACCAGGTAGGTCTTTCCTCTCAACAGATCATCAACTCAATTCAGTCCAATAGTGCAGCTATCGGTTCTCAGCTTGCTTCTTGCTGCTGCGATATCCGTACAGCTATTGAACGCCAAGGATGTGATAGCCGTTTGGCTACTGTAGAGCAGACTAATACTTTGACAAGCAATGCAAACACTCAGTTTAACATCTTGTCAAGTAAGATTGACGCTCAAACTCAAATCATCCAAAGTGGATTCTGCGAGTTGGAAAAGAGAGAAATGCAACGTGAAATTCAGAACTTGCGTCAGGAAAACAGCAATTTGGCTCTGGCTGCTTCTCAACAGGCCCAGACTGCAAATATAGTTGGCCAACTTAAGGCTCCGAGCCCGGTTCCATCCTATATAGTGCCTAATCCAAATTGCGGTTGTGGATATGGTTATCCGTTCATGGCTGGTTTTGGTGCAGGTTATGCTGCTGGTGACAACTGTGGTTGCAATTGCTAAAGTTTAGTTAAGAGTTCTTTGACTTATTGAATTGGGCTTCGTAATCGGATAAAAACATCCAAATATTACCGTTCGTAGATTTTAATACACCCTTACATACGCTAGATATAGTATTTGCGCAACTATTAGTTTGCTTGGATGCTGATGCTATGCTTGGGTAAAAGATATGTCCTTTTGAAGAAATTAATACTACTGGGATTTTATATCCCCTACCTTTATTATTTCTTCCTAATGATATTCTTTTTCTCGTTATGGGGTTATTCATATTTTCCAATCTTGTACACCATGCAAGATTGGAAATATCATTATTTTGTCTATTCCCATCTATATGATCAATCTGATCATAATTGTTTTTGTTGGGAATAAACGCCTCACTTACTACTCTATGAACAAGTTTATAAACATTTATAGGATGATTTCTTAAATGGACGGAAAAGTATCCATAAGGAGTTAGTTTTTGGGTAAGTATTTTTGGTTTATTCCATCTACGCTTATTCCCATTATATACATATCTTTCACATGATATAATTCTGCCCTTAGAGGATACCATATATATCCCCTCAAATCCGATTACATCCTTCCAAGTTTCTCCTTCCAAGGAGATGCTCTTAATAAATTCTTCGTTTGTCATTGCTAACTAGTTTTAGTGATGCTAACATAGAAAAAAGAGGGAAGGGCGTTAGCGAACCCTTTTCAATAGGTTGATCACTCCTATCTATCCCGATGCAAAGATAGTAAAATTATAAAGAAAGGGAAAAGTTATGAGTTATTTTTTTAATCCTTATATGATGGGATATAACGCTAACCGTTTTAAAGGAGTACATAGACTTGACTTTGGAGGAATACCGTTTGTTAGGACGTCTTCTGTAACGACAGATACGATAAATTCAGAGGTTATCTATGGTATTAGCCCGTGTCTGTTCAGACGATTGCCAAATCAAGGTATTTTGCTTTTAAGCGTAAATCATGTTCCTGCTGCTGGGTCTGATGCGTATCTTGTTTCTGTAGCTACTACATTGACAAATACCACATCAACATCTACAAGCAAGGTTCCTTTGGTGAACGGTTCGGGAGATCAGATTCCGTCTAGTGAAATTTCACAAGGCAATAAATACTTTGTCTATTACGACAAATGTAATGGGATATTTCAAGTAGTTAATCATATCGTTGCACCTGCTACTGCCGCACAGGCTAGAAGCACTGTAAAATGATATTAAAAAGTTAGAATAAGTATGTTTCAATCAATACGACAAGGACAGCAGTTTTTCATATTGCATAAAGGGGAAAACCCAAGATGTGATGTGGGCACTGTGGTAAGTGTTTCAAATCCTGTTCCTAAATATCAGAACGGATATACAGCATATCCTCTTCCGCAAAATGAAATGGTTGTGGATGTGAAAGTTAAGGTTGGAGATGATACTCTTGATTTTCAAAAGTTGCCAGCCAATCTTAGTATAGCAGACTTTTCCCAAGTAGGCGGAAATGTGGTTGTATCGGAAAGCAAGGATGCCATCAATGCAGAGATAGAAGCAATGAAAATAAGTAGTGTAAGGGTTGTGGAATCTGTGGAATACCATCAGAAAGTAATCAAAAGCTGCGATGAGATGCTTACAGCATTGAATCCTGCATTTGCCGAAAAGGCACAGCAGGACAAGGAGATGAAGGAACTTAAAGGTGAATTGTCACAGATAAAGGATATACTTGCACAACTTGCTGCTTCTGGTATCAAATTGTCTGACGTGCAACATGTAAACAATAATAATAACAACAACAATAAAAAATAAATACTATGGGTTGGAAAGTATATGGAATGGGCCGTAGCTTTGAAGGTGAAGATATGGACCGGGAATTAGAAAAAGCGTATAAAGAAGGTTATCGTGACGCTATGGAAGAAATGGAAGATCGCTATGGTGAACGTGGCGGACGTGGCGGACGAAGTGGAGGCGGTTATGGCGAAAGAATGTGGGATGATGATGATGAGTACGGAGAAAGACGCGGAGTCAAAGGTACTGGTCCTTACGCCAGACGTAGACGCTAATTAAATTGGTTTAAGCCCGTAGTGGTTTGCTACGGGCTATCTTTTTAAAAACAAAAGCTATGGAAAGAACGAGATTAGATGTATATGAGAAACTTCCTTCGGGAATGGAAAAATATCTTGCAGAACACGGATGGAACTTCTCTAAGAAATTATGTGAATATGCCGTTTCCAAAATGAAAGACAGGAACGGAAACAAAATACACCCGTATGACAAGGATCAAGTGGAAACATTAATGAAGCAATTCAATGTTGAGTTGAAGAATGATGTGGAATACAACAAGGTTTATGTATTGAATATGGTACGTGCCGACTATATGGGTTCATCCATAGTCAATGAGCAATATGCCTGTATGTTTGTAAAAGACTATCTTGACGATGTTGACGGAAGCCCTACCCGTGCTCTTGACGAGTATTACGCAAAGTGTATAGCCTGTGGAACACCTTTCTCTTGGGAGGATTATATCTGATTGCTATGGTACGACAAAGACTATACATTGAGGAATATGACTGGACGGTTGATGTGTTCTATTCTGTGGATAAATACTCTTATTTAAGAGCGATATACAGGCTGGAATATATTGGCTGTCCTTTTCATTTGCTGAACAGGATAACGGATAAGATAAAGACTGAAAAATACAATTACGGTGTAACGTATTCAAACAATAAGTGCACTGTAATCATTATCAGTCACAGTACGTCTGATGAAGAATTTATGAATACACTGGAGCATGAAAAACAACACATGATTGGTCATATAATTGATCATTATGGCATAAAGCCTTCATCAGAAGAAGCCGGATATCTTGCAGGATATGTAGGTGCTTTATTTACAAAGCCTATAAAAGACGAAATTTGCGATTGTTGTAAGAAAAAACTAAAATAAATCATTATGAAAAATATTTTTATGGCTATGATTAGCGGAAAAAGCAAAGAAGAAGTATATGATATGCTTAACGATTCGGAAAAGGAAATCCTGTTCGGTATTGCTCAAAGCATGGGAATGACACGGGTGGAAAGAAGAAAAATGAAAAGAAAATACGAAAAGAGAAGATAGGGAAATTCCCTATCCTCTCTATTATCAGTTAAAACTTTTGTATAATTCAAGATTGTTGAAAACATAACACTCTTTATCCTTGATTTGAGGATACATATAAGAGGGAATATTCGCTATCTTTCGGGAATTACCCCAATATGATATTCGTTCGTCTATATCAAACAGAAGTTCCGGAGTATCGTAGAACAGGTTCAATTCTCCTGCCTTTTGTACATCTTCATCCCATTTGCCTTCGTCACGGGCGATATATAATCTAAAATTGTTCATATAAGTTTTCTTTTTATAAGAGTGTTTTCTACTTCCATCCAATCAACAAACGGTCTGTTTGACAGGTTTACATCATATTTCAACGGACATCCCAATGCCGCATCATCAATGTATATGTGACAATAAGGTTTGGGCGATAGTGTCCATGTATGCTGTTCAGGATTCTCGTTTATACCGAACAAGGGAATGTTGTTGTCCATAAACCATTGTACGGCTTCCGACAAATATTTTCCTCCCTGTTTGTGTATGTTGTAATCATCGGAAGTCACCTCATCAATATCACTTCTCATGGTGAAAAGGATAAG